GTCAAGTTCTGGCAAACCTTCGCACAGACCGCGCCGAAAGGCTGTGGGTGTATCGAAGAGTCGAACGTTGGAGGGATCGCTGGTTACGGCGGACCACACTGATCGAAAACAAGTAGTCACTGCCACTGGAGGCAAGACCCCGGAAGTCACCGGGTCACTCAGTGACGTCCATAGCAAGTCAGGCGCTATGGCATCCTCAGGGGAACCTGAGATGACAGGAGTTAAACAACCTGTGAAATCCTACCCGAACAGTAGGATTTTTTCTCGCGCTCATTCCGTTAGCCCGGCTGTGTACTGTGAGTTGTCGCGTCGTTTTCCCGAGTGGGAATTTCGATTTGGCAGCAACGCACCACATGATCACCCAGTCGGGGCTACCGAAAGGGCAATATGCGAGACTTTGGCGTACGAGGAGTTACATCGACAGTTAGGCAACGTCCTAATCACCGACATTGGTGGCAACGCGAACCGACATTTGAGAAATGGTCGCGCAGATGTGCACTCTTGCAATCCAATCCTTAGTTCAGCCGATGTAATGCGTCGCGTGCAATATGAGCACGCGGCGCAATACTGTGACCACAAATCGCTCGATTGCGATGAGCCTGTGGATGCTTACCTTTCAGTGCATTCTTTGTACTATCTCTCGCGAGATGAGGTTTTGCAGCACTTGCTCAAAGCGAGACGTGGCGTTATGGTGGCCGTGGTGCATCGGTTCAGTGATCTGTACGGTAGTTTTCACACTGTGGAAGGCAGTAGCGAGAGTCTATATGAGACTTTCGTTGAAGGCGACCGTATGATGGTTACGATGAAAGTGAATGGCAACTTCACTGGATACACACATGACCCTTGCCACTGGCTCAACAGCACATATTTTGAGTCTGGTGGCAACGCAATGTGTTGGACGGGGCGCCCTGTGGGCGATTCCTGGATCATCACGTTTCGTTTGGTCCCAAAACAGCTAGTGGGTAAGATTTCCGTTGATACGGATCGACCACTTAGCTTGGTGACTAGTCTTAAGCGCAGCGACCATTACGGTTGTGTTGGCGGTGTGCTCTCATTGGGAGATGAGAGTACTTACAAGCCCATGTTGGGCTTGCTTAAGATCAATCTGCGTGAAATCCATAGTTGCGGGCCATATATGTGGCTGGGCATGCAGCAGACTAGGTCTGTTCTGGTGCCCAAGGGTTTGATCGAAAGTGTCGCCATTAAGATGGTCGGCGTGCCGCGCAATAAGGATTCGTTGCGTTTGTGCATCAACTTTATGAAGTTGGCTGTTAAGTCGGACAAGCTCTCCATTCCCGTGCAGATGCGCGCAGATTGCGTCATCTACGGGTCGTCACTTGCTTTTGTGCTGTTTGTCAGAGAGGAGATTCAATCATTCAACCGGATCTGCACCCCTTATCATAAGAGGTTGTATGAGCGGTTGTCTAACTCTCTTTCACTCGAGCACTGGTCTTGGGCGTGTTGTTGGGGTACGAGTGAGGATGAAATACTCACCGTTACATCTTACAACACTAACAGGTCATCCGTAGCCGGACCCGCTTTCGATGCGAAACTAGCTTGGCCTAAGGGTTTGCCAGGTTATGAAAGCGGCAGAGAACTGAGAACCATCCGCCCTAAGGCGCATTTAAAATCTCCCGGGCGTGATTTGATTGAGGACAAGCCGCAGTTTTATCCTGTGTGTACGACTTTTTCGAATTACATTCCCCTGGTGCCTTATGCATCCGTAAACAATGAGACTGTTTCTTTGGTGAATCGAGCTCTCATGGTCGTCCCCAAGCCGGAGCCGCAGGCTTGGGTCGACGTCCATACATACGCGCAGAGGTACGTTGGCCGATTTAAAAAGGTCGATTTGACAGACCCGGACAGAAATTTTCTCGAGTGGAATTCCCGCTTCCCTAAGGCACGTGCCCTAGCTCAGCGCTTAGCGTATGAGACTTTGGCTACGGAGCCTTTGGAGAATGCAGATTTCATAAGGAAAGCTTTCTGTAAGAGAGAGTTGACGATGAAAGGTGGTGCTGAACCATCTGATTTTGACCCTAGAGCGATCCAGGGCAACACACATCGTCTGAATGCCGCCTATGGTCCATTTACGCATATGGTGTCGGCGCAGTTGAAAACCATGTGGCATATCAACCATGAAATTACGTACACGGGGGGCCTCACCGCTGAGGAAATCGGACAATGGCGAGCCGGTTTCGAAGGTGATGTGACCATCGTGGAATGTGATGAGGAAAGGTATGATTGCCACCAAGGTGAAGACGAGCACCGCCTGTATTGCAAGGTGGAGAGTAAGTGTGGTGCCGCAAGGTACCCAAACGTGCCTAAAGCCCAGGATTCTATGTTGAAGATTTCTGGGTGGAGTAGCCATGGAGTTAAGTACAGTGTCGATTATACGATGACTAGTGGAGCCCCTTCCACTTCGACTCGTAACTCGTTTGTTAACGGGGTTAAAACCGCCTGTATTTTGAAGAAACTTGGGTACAAGTTTCGAATGCTCGTACATGGCGATGACAGTTTGATTGTCATTAGGTTCGTACTCACTGACTCGCAGAAGGAGGTTCTGATGAAGGAGCTCAAGGGCTTTAATAAGCGCTTGGGTTTTTCAACCAAGGTCAAGATATCACATTCTTGGCACGAGGTGGAGTATTGTTCTTCGCTTTTTTGGCCTGTCCAGGGAGGGTACGTTTTGGGCCCCAAAATCGGTAAGAGATTGCCGAAGATTGGGTTTTCCTTGCGTAAACTCAAGGTCGAAGAAGTGAAGGGCATGCTCATAGGATTGCAGCTCGAGTGTGGGTATGTTCCGGTGCTGCGGAAATACGCCACACACAGTTTGGGGCTTGTGGGAAACATACAAGCCAAGGAGTTTCATGATGACCGCAGGTATAAGAGTTTGCCTGTTAGTCAACATGCAGTTGGCGACAACACGAAAATGTTCTTTTATGAGCGTTATGGTGTGGATGTCGACACTGCTGAGAGACTGCTTGAAGAAGCCCTGACTGAAAATCTGACAGATTGTGTGCGATACGATCTGTTGGATGAATTCGTCAAAGTCGATTTGTAGCGGCTTAACAAAACGAGATACATGGATTTTACGACTAACTATTGTGGGCCTTATTGGTCCAATGGTCGGTTTCAGTCCAGTGTTGTAGGGGATGTGGCCCCTGTGAGCGCGCTTGACACGAGTTGTTGGCAGCATGATGCCGACTATGCTCGAGCCAAGACGATAGATGATTTTATCGCGGCCGATAATAACTTCTATTATTCTACGCGTTCACAGGGGCTTCGAGGTCAATTGTACGGGGATTTAGTCCTGTACGGCAATCGAACAGTACGTGGTGGGATGGCTTTCTTCGCGCCCTTTCTAGCAGGCATTTATGCTTCTGCTGGTGTTGGGGCAGCGATATCAAGCAATCTACTACCAAAGTCAAAACCGAGGTTGAGATCAGTAACACCGATTGGTGA